TGTTGCGTTAGGTAACACTTCGCAGTCTGGAACACTTACAGGTAACCATAACATCGGTATTGGGTACCAGACTCAAGCAGGTGCGTTATCAACTGATCATAACATTGCCATTGGATACCGTTCGCAAAACGTACAAACTACAGGTGCTTGTAACGTATCTATTGGTTTCTGTGCATTAAGATCGAATACAACGTTCAATGATTCCGTAGCTATCGGTACATACGCCGCTAGGGTGTCTACCGTAGCTTCAATGGTAGCACTTGGACCTTACGCATCTTACTCAAACACTACCGGTGCGTTTAACACTACAACAGGCTACACAGCTTCTTACACTACAACTACTGGGGGATACAACACCTCTTATGGTTATGCGGCCCTATATTCTAACTCTACTAACAATTACAATACAGCAATTGGCTACCATGCTCTCTATAGTAGTGTAGCAGATAGCAACACGGCGGTTGGTTTTAGAGCAAGCTGTACTAACACTACTGGTGCAAATAACACAGCAATGGGCTTCCAAGCATTGTGTGGTAACTGCACAGGAGCAGGTAACGTTGCAATCGGTTACCAAGCTTATAAGAGCGCAGGCAACGGTAGTTACAACACTTATGTTGGATACGATAGTGGATTTAGTGGAACTACTGGGGCGTATAACGCAGGTCTTGGTATGTGTTCTCTACGGGGAATTACAACAGGTTCTGATAACGTAGCTCTTGGCAGATGCGCATTAGCTGTTTTAACAACAGGTACGCATAACGTTGGTTTAGGCTATCAATCTTTACTACGTGTCACCGGTTCCCAACTTAACCTTGGTATGGGGTACCAAGCAGGACAGAATGTAACTACAGGTGCTTGCAATATCGCAATTGGTAGAAACACTCTAAACGGTGTTACTACAGGCTCTTACAACATTGCACTTGGTCAATACGCAGGATGTGGTCTTCAAGCAGGGCATCAAGGAGCTATCGCAATCGGTTGCGAAGCAATGAAAGGTGCGCACGATGCTTCTGCTACAGCCGCAATGGAAAATATTGCAATTGGTAACCAAACAATATCTTCTAACTTTTGTGGTATTAATAATATAGCTATTGGCTTCCAGTCGTTATTCTCAAATAGTTGCGGTAATTATAACGTTGGAATGGGTTATAGAGCATTAAGACAAACTACTTGTGGTAATTACAACACGGGTGTAGGTCACTGCGCATTGCGAAATAACACTCTTGGCTGTGGTAATACTGCACAAGGTAGTTTTGCATTAACCAGTAACACAACAGGTCTTTGCAATACAGCAGTAGGTTATACCGCCTACTACGCCATGACTACAGGTTCTTATAACACTGCTGTAGGTACGGAAGCACTATACGGTGTTGGGGATGCGTCTAACGGCTCATACAACACTGTAATGGGTTACCAGTCGTTACGTTTCTTATGTAATGGTCAATACAACACTTCAATTGGGGTACGTTCTCAGTGTCTTAACTGCTCTGGTAACTACAACACATCTCTTGGCTTTGACTCCTTGTGTGCTAACGTATCTGGCAGTAACAACGTAGGTCTAGGTGCTTTCGCTCTACGATGCGCAACAGGTACTGCTAATACAGCGGTAGGTTACAATGCTTTAAGTAAAGTTACCACTAATAACAACACAGCTTTGGGATACGAAGCTTTGCTTAGTGTTACATCAGGTAACGCAAACATCGGGGTTGGTTTATGCGCAGGTAGAGCAATTACTACAGGCGCACATAACCTTGCAATCGGCTTCTGCTCTTTAGACAGTCAAACAACCGGTGCCGGTAATATTGCAATTGGTAGCTATGCTATACAAGCATCTACCACGGGAGCCTACAATTCTAACGTAGGTTATTGTGGTATGTTCTCTATGACTGACGGTAGTTATAACGTCGGCATGGGTCATCAGAATAGTTACACTAACTCTACAGGTAGCTATAATATTGGTATTGGTTATCAGGCTATTTACGGTAATACCTCTAGCCAAATAATCGGTATTGGATATCAGGCACTGTGCAAAAATTCCACTGGAACAGAAAACATAGCACTTGGCTGTAGAGCCGCATACAATGTTACTACCGGCACAGAGAACATCGCTATAGGTAACTGTGCGTTGCACTCTAATGCTACTTCAAGCTGTAACATAGCAATTGGTAAGCAAGCACTACGAGCGTCTACTTCAGCGTTTAATACCTCAGTAGGACAGTTTGCAGGTTACTCTCAGTCTTCTGGAGGATTGAACACAAGTTTTGGATACGCCGCCTCTTACAGTAATACTACAGGTACTGATAACACATCTCTAGGGCACCAAGCAGGTTACGGTATTACGACTGGTAATAATAACGTTGCTATCGGCTCATGTAGTATGCAGAGTACCAACACTGGATATGCCAACTCTGTAGTCGGTCGTGGAGCCATGAGTGCAACAACGACTGCTAGTAACCAAAATGTTGCTGTGGGTGATTTGGCCTTATGCGGCGGCCTTCACTGTAATAACGTAGGTATTGGAGCAGTTGCTCTATGTAGAGGCACTACCTCAGAGACAGATGCTAAATGTGGTAATGTAGGCGTTGGATTTTACTCTTTACGCAATAATTTATGCGGCGATTTCAATACTGCAGTAGGATACTATGCAGGTATTCAAGTTTATTCAGGGTACCGTAATACATATTTAGGAACGTTCTCTGGATATAGTAGTTACAACATTTACAATACTCTTGTAGGGTATTACGGTGGATTTGGCATTACAAGTGGGGGATGTAACACTACATTAGGCTCTTTTGCACTGTGTGGTACTACTACCGGCGGTAACAACATTGGAATTGGTTACGGTTCTGGTGCTGATGCACTTTGTACTATTACAACTCAATCTAACATTGCAGTATTTGGTAACAACAACACTGCTTGTGTTATCCAGAAAGTTGCAACAACTGTCCCATCAGATTGCAGGGACAAGACAGATTATGGTACGTCACCGTATGGTCTAAACTTTGTTAATGCTCTTTGCCCAAGAACATTCAAGTTTGATGAACGGTCTTCGTATCCTAACAGTATTCCAGACGGCAGTTTAAAAGAAGATAAATGTCGTTATGGATTCCTCGCACAAGAGGTTATTTCAGCAGAAACATGTTATAATCCGAATGGTCAACTTCTTATTGCAAGTTGTGACAATCCGGATCGTTACACTGTAACGGAAACTAGCATGATTCCTGCTTTGGTTAAGGCCATTCAGGAACTGACTGAAAGAGTAGAAGCTTTGGAGGCTGAATGTTAAAAACTTACGTGGTAGAAGGTGGCATTGGTAAATGTGTCGCATTTTCTGCTTTAATCCCTAAACTTAAAGAACGTGATGGAGAAGATATCCAAATCTACACTCCATACATTGATGTGTTTTCTGGTAACCCAGACGTTAAATGGGTTATTGACCAAAACACAGTCCCATATCAAGACGAGCGTATTCAAGCGTCTGATGAAATTGTATTCTGCGAACCTTACAAATCTAACTTTGTTAAGGGCGAAAAGCATTTAATTCAGGCTTACGCAGATCTTCTTGGTGTGGAATACGATCCTAAGAAAGATAAGCCTAAGTTGTATACAGACCAACTGAAAGCAGATGTGGATAAACTGCTATCTGAGAACAATATTAACAAGTTTATTATTGTGCAGTTTTCTGGCGGACAAAGCCCAATTAATTTTAATGGGCAGAATCAGTACATGTCTATTGACCCGGGTAGGAACTATCATCCGTTCTTAGCATCTCAACTGATCCATATGATTAAACAACAACATCCTGATTTGACTATCTTTAACTTTTCATTACCCAATGAGCCAAATTACGAAGGCACTGTACGTCCTGAGATTCCGTTTACTATTTGGCACGAGTTGTTAAAAAAAGCAGAAACTTTTGTGAGCATTGATTCTTCACTACAGCATTTTTCAGCATCTACGGGTAAGAAAGGTGTTGTGCTGTGGGGTAGCACTGGATGGAATCAGCTTGGGCATAGCCACAATGTAAACATGAACTACTTCATGAAAGACAAGTGGGAAAAGGAAAAGTTTATTCCTATTGATCCACGCAACTTGATGGTAGATCCTGCCACTGTTGCCGCTGAAGTAACTAAGCTAATCAAGAAGGATAGCAAGTAATGCCTACAGCAGTTAAGACAGTTAACCTTAAACATGTAAGATCTAAAGATTCTGATGGTAACGTTACGTCTTGGCATATTGAGTTAGCTTACACGGTCTCTGACTATGTGGCGTGGTATCAATGCGATGTATCTTCACCTCTGTTTACTCCTAAGCCTGCTTCAGACTTTACGGACGATGAGCTAATTGCTCTATGTCCTACTTCTACGTGGGATACTAGGTTTGATCAGGACTACGATACATATGTAACGAATGCGCCAACAGACGAAGAAACGGACGTAGGCTAGCGTGACAATATCGGGAGGAGCCATTTCATCTCAGAGCTTTGGCTCTTCCCCGCCTTTGCCTATAAGTGTGGACGTAACTAGTCTACTTGTAGGCACTGTTGAATTAGGTTCTTTTGAACTACACGGAATAAATAACTTGTACCCTGTGGTTGGAGCAGGGATTACAAGTGAAATAGATGAAGTTGATTTAAGCACTCAAGTTAATCAACAGATAACATCTGTTTTACTGCAGTCCAATTTAGGCGCATTAGATTTTATTACCAATGCGTCATTTGAAATTTCTGGAGTCTCTGCAACATTAAACTTTAATGATGTAGAGGTTTCAATTGATGTAGATGTGAGTATAACAGGGGTACAGGCGGATTGGGCCACAGGTACCTTAACGTACATTACTGATGTCAATCTAGCCATTACAGGACAAGAGATTGCAACTTCAGTAGGTCCGTTTGAGTTATCTACTGAAGTTAATCTAACATTAGATTCTGTTTCTGTAACCGGCTCTACCGGCGTAACAGATTTTATATCTACTAACATATTGCCAATTGACGGTACTGAATTTAGTGCGTTGATTGGAGAATTAACTTTAAACATAGTCAACTTTGATTATGACGCTGTTAAAGAACTATACGATAGACAGAGAACTGTTTATGTAGATTCACAGCCAGACACAATAATTTACATTGAACCACAAGCATCACGTACTGTGTACATTGACCAAAAGAATCACGTGGGTAGAACAACTCTCAAGGTATAGCAAATGTCGTATAAATGGCCTAATAAAGATCCAGATGAAATACTAGATTATAGCGTTGATTGGTCTAGGTTTTTGGACGCTGCTACTATAGCGTCTGTTACTTGGTATATAGACAATGCGGATGGTGTAAAAACCCAATACGACGATACTGATGTTGTTAATGGATTACAGAAAGTTAGCCAAACAGAAACAACGACTGTTGCAACTATTCGTCTGTCTCTTGGAACTAATAATGTTCAATACAAATTATATTGTAGTATGACAGATAACGAAGGGCTTACTGCGGAAAGATCAGTAACTATTCGGATAAGGAATAACTAATGGCAGATTATAATTATTTAACATTGGTAAACGAAGTTAATCGTAGGTTAAACGAAGTTGAACTTACATCTGCTAACTTTGCTACTGCTAGTGGATTTTACCATACAACAAAAGACGCTATAAACTCTGCTATTCGACACATTAATCACGAAGAGTTTGGTTGGCCTTTTAATCACGTAGAGCAAGAAGATGTATTGACTGCAGGCATTATACGTTACGGGTATCCTCATGATGCTAAGTTTGTTGATATGGATTCTTTTAGAATTAAAAAAGACACAAATCTTAATGTGAACACTAAGCTTCTAAAATACGTAGACTATAAAGACTATTTACAAAACCATATTAAATACGAGTACGACGGTAGTGATACACTCCAAGACACTCCTGCTTACGTGTCAGTCACTCCAAGTTTAGAGTTTTTAGTTTTTCCTACACCAGATAAAGCGTACGAACTGGTGTATGAGTACTACAGAAATCCTGTAGAGCTAGAAAACTACGATGACGTACCTAGTATTCCAAAAGAGTTTAAACATATCATTGTAGATGGCGCAATGTATTACGCTTATCAGTTTAGGGGCGACACGCAAGCTTCCCAACTTGCACAACAAAAATTTGAAGAAGGCGTTAAATATATGAGAACTTTGTATATTAATCGCTATTCGTACATACGTTCTACTTACAGACCTAAATCTGGTATTTCTAACTTTAGCGTTAGGGTTGCATAATGACGTCTACTTGGCGTACCAAAATTACAGAGTTTAAAGGCGGGTTATTATCTAACCTCAGTCCTTTACAACAGGGTATTAATAACGTTGGTTCTGCTATCACGTTACAAAACTTTGAACCGTCGTTAAGTGGCGGGTACAAAAAAATAGCAGGGTACGAAAAGTTTAGCGATGTTGAAGTCACCGGCACTGGTGAAATTCAAGGCGTATGTGTTACTAATGAAGTTGATTCTAACGTCGTAATCGTCATTAGGGATGGTGTTTACTACCAAGGAAATGGTACATCCTGGACAAGCAAAGCCACAGCGTCTAACACCAGTTTTGATAAAGCTCGTTTTACTAAGTATAACTTTAACGGGACTCCCAAAATTGCTTTTGTGGATGGTAGCAATTATCCTGCCTATTACGACTCAAGTGCTGACACTGTTACATTTTTGACTACCTCTACGGAGAATGATCAAGTACAAGGCGCAGAACATGTTGCGTTCTTTAAGAATGCGCTATTTTTTGCAAAAGGCAGTAATTTATTTTTTACTTCAGCTTTTACAGACACAGATTTTTTAGTAGCTAACGGCGCAGGGCAGATTAATGTAGGCTCTGATGTTACTGGATTAATTGTATTTCGTGAACAGCTAATTATATTTAGCATTGATCGTATAACTAGGTTAGTAGGTTCTACAGTAGCTGACTACTCCTTGCAACCTATTGTCGAAAGTATTGGTTGTATTGAACCTGACACCATTCAAGAAATTGGTGGCGATATTATGTTTATGGGTCCAGACGGATTACGTACACTAAGCGCAACAGACCGAGTAGGTGACTTTGGACTAGATGTAGCGTCAAAACCTATTAAGCCTAATTTTGATACCTTTAAGAGCAACTCCACTACGTTTGCTAGTTTAGTAATTCGTAATAAAGCACAGTACCGCATATTTGGATACACAGCAGCTAACAGAGCAGCGGTATCTAGAGGTATCTCAGGAACTAAGTTTGTAGACCAAGGTGGCTCTGGGCTTCAGTTTGCAGAATTAAAAGGAATTAAAGCAAAAGTTTGTGATTCTCAATTAACAGGCACAGACGAATTAATTGTATTTTGTAATGATGATGGATACGTATACACCATGGAAGTGGGGACGGATTTTGATGGATCTAACATTGATGCAATATACCAATCTCCTTTTATGCCTTTTGACGATCCACAAACACGTAAAACATTCTATAAATTTGTTTTGTATTTGGACCCCGAAGGATTGGTCTCTTTAACTTGCAGTCTTGTGTTTGATCAAGAAGACCCTAATCGAATTCAACCGGCATCTTTCACGGTTACAGGCACAGGTACAGGAATATTTACATATGGTAACCCTGCGGCAGTGTTTGGTACTGCCACTTTTGGTGGGCAACTGGATAAAATTTACTCAAACAACGTTATTGGATCAGCAAAAAACGTTTCCATACGTATTGAAGATATCAGCACTAACCCTTTATACACATTAGATACGGCTGTATTTGAATACAGCATAAACGACAGGCAATAGGAACTATTATGGCAGGTTACACTAGAAACGACACATCCAACAACATTGCTAACGGTAATGTTATTGATGCGGACGATTTTGACGGAGAGTTCAACGCCATTGAAAGTGCGTTTAATGGT